CACCTGCATATCCGCTTCCTGTAAAGTTTACTGTGTTGCTATCTCCATCTACATCTACATAGTTGGTTGCACCATCATAATTAATATCAAAGTCAAATGTATTGCTATCGCCTTGTATAATCCAATCTAAATCTAATGTAGCTGCTAGTGCAGATGTACCTGTATCTAAAGTAAAAGTATTAGAATTACCTGTTGTATCTACATTGTAATTAGAACTATCAATGCCATAAGTATCTGTTGGGTCGCCTTGAATTGTAAATGTATTACTATCTCCATCAAACTCAAAAAATCCTGTAATACTATCTCCAAAAATATCTCCAAGAAATTTATTACTATTACCAATTTGATTTATATCTAAAGTAAGATTTAAACCATCTAGGTCTAATGCTGTTAATGTTCCTGCTACAGAATTTAATCCGCCTATAATATTAGAATTACCTAATTGTTCTAAATCTATATTTGCTGTTGCACCAGATTGGTCAACATATATTTCATTATCAGCCCCGTATATTGGCAATGCACTCAGCATCACAATCAGGCTGATTAATTTTAGTTTCATCATATTTCCAATAACCTCTCTCGATTCCTGTATAAATTATATTTAAAATACCTGTTTCTACTGCTTTTTGCAAAGCTATAGAAACACTTTCATTTTCTGCAATACCACCTTCAACTTCTACTAATTCTGTTCCAGCTTCAATAAAACGAAAAATGTCTTGCGATATATTTGTAGAAACAATACTTTTAGATACTAAAGTTTCTATTAATACTTCTCCAGTAGATACTGAAACTAACCTTAATGATATAGTTACTGTATCTTCTCTATATTGTTTGCTAGTACCTATTCCTAAATATCTAGCACCTAATCCTCCAGATTTAAGATTAGCTTCATAACTAATTACTCCACCTTCTATGATTAGTCCAGCAAATAATAAGGGTTGCATCTTATTATCTTCTTTAAACTCTTGTCTTGTACTTCTTATTAACTGTCTTTCTTTAGTTAAATTATCTAAACCAACTCTTTCAACAACTGTAAAAAATTCTCCATTTGCTGCGTGTTTTAATGCTCTAATTAAAAAAGCTTCTGGAGCTTGTGTTATAGCAGTACTAAATAAAGCAAAAGAACTATTACTTTTTCTTTGTCCTGTTAAATCTCTAAAACTATTTGGATATACAGCTATAGAAGGTTTTACTTTTGCAGGAGATAGATTTTTAAGTTCTTCTGATTGTAAATCTAATATTGCACTAGATTCAATATTTTTTGTTAATGCTAAATCTTTATTTTCATTTAATACAGCACAGCTAGAAAGTAAAATTACCGACAGGCAAAGAAATTGTCGTAATATTTCCATTTTGGTCCGTTATAGTTAATGTTATTATTCCATCTACAACTTTGTATGTAATTGTATTTCCCTCTAGTGTTAGAGTTCCTTCTGTACTTGGTGTTTCACCAAATAAATTTTCTACAAGTTGTCTTGATAGTTGTGCGTAAATTCTTGATTCTAAATTTCTTATAAATCTAGCTAGTGTTGTATTTTCTTTATCTCTTTCTATTTGTTCTTGTAAAGCTTTTATTTCAGCTTTAAGTGCTTCTTTTCGATTAAACTCTTGATTTTCAATAGTAAGATAATGTGCTGATGTACCTATTCCACTAAAACTAGGATTTTTAAATTTAAAAACTATTTCATCTGCCCATAAAGGATTAGTTAAAATTGCAAACAAAAAAAATATCATAAATCCTACTGTAATTCTATATCTTAACAGTCTAGCTTTATCAATCTTTTCTTTGGTCATTTCTATTCGCCTTAGCAATTTTATTGCTATCTATAAGTTGTGGTACTCCTAATATAGTTTTAACTAAAGTATCTTGGCGTATAATCTCGTTATCTAAACTACGCACTCTATCTATTAATGCTACTAATATTCCATGTTGTGAGTCAAGTTTTGTACCTAGTCTTTCTTCTAATGCTGCTATTTGACTTTCAACTTTTTCATCAACAGTATCTAATTTAGTTTCCATACCATCAACAATACGCATTATAAGTTTATAAATAAACCAACCAAGACCAAGAGCTGCTGCAATAGGAAAACCAACTTCTTGTATTAAAGTAACGGCTGATTCCATTAAAAATCACCCCAGACTTTTTTCTTTTTTCCTCCATCATATTCTACAGCATGACCTTCTTTTATTAAGACTTGACACATATCTCTACCATCTTCTGTATAAGGTATGCCCAATATACGACCATATTTACCTTTACCTAAAGATTTAACTTTTATTTTTCCTATGCAAAGTTCTTTTAATCTTTCTTTTGCAGCAAGACCAAGTTTTTTTTCTGCTAAATCTCTAGTTCTACTTTCTGGTGTATCAATGCCTGATAATCTAATACGCTGTTTATGTAGCTTTACATCAAAGCCTAAATCAAGACAACAATCAAATGTATCTCCATCTACAACTCTTTCTAATGTAGCATTATAAACAAATGCATCTGGTGATTTAGCCATTATCTTTTTTTTCCTTTATGCAAACCATGTTTTGCGTGTTGTTTACCTGCTCTTGTAGCTGCTCTTTTTTTTCTATTAGCTGCTGCAAGTTTTCTTCTTCCTTTTGGTGTAGATTTTAATCTATTTATTTGTGCTTTTGGAGCATATACTTCACCTGTCTCAGATGATTTCTTGCCACTAGGAGTAGTCCATTTTTGACTTGTCCATCTTTTTAAACTTTTTTGAGATTTTTTTAATGGCATTAATCTTCCTTATTATTATCATTATATAAATTATCAAATACTTGATTAACATCTAAAGTATAATCTAAATCAGATTTACTATAATGAATATGTTGTGAAGGTTTAAAATCTGGAGCACCTTCTCCTAGTTCAAATTGTGCAGGTCTTGTAACTCTAACTCTATTATTTGGTAAAGCTACTATATTACCTGTCCATTTACCTGCATCTAATAATTCAATTACATGATTTTGTTTATGTTGTGCAGGGTCATCAGATGTATCAGACTTTGTATAATCTACAGTAAAATAATATTTTGCAGGATAAAATTTACCATCTATTTTTGCTAACCAAGGACATGGAGTACAATTTTCTAAAACATATACACTATGTGTACGAGATGCACAATCCCAAGGTTGAGCCTCCCATACTTCCATAGGTTCTGCCCATTCTTCAAAAGGAGTATCACCTACAAGAGCTGTAATTGGCATCCTTGCCCACATTGCTCCACCATGAACATTTGGTTCATCTGTATCGTAAGTTTCTGCACCTGTAAAAATTACTTGAAAAGATAAACATCTTTTTGGAATTGTTGTAACTCCAATAACCATAGCGTGTAAAAATTCACCATGATATTTTTCGTGATTGTGTGTATATTCTTTTCTAACCCAACACTTAAAATAAGGTATGCTACTTTGCAAATAAGCCATTTACTTATATCCACCACCTGCTTTTTTATAAGCTTTTGCTAACATTTGTGCTTTCCTTGCTGACCATTGTCCAGGTCTGCCACCTTTACCACCAGCTTTTATTCTATTAAATATACGCTTACGCATACCTGGTTTAGTATAATTACCAGCTTTATTTACTGTTGATTTTTTTGCTCTACCCATTATATAAATCTCGCTAAAAATACTACACCAACAATAAAAGGATAAACTGCCCAAATCATATTATCTAATTTATCAAATCTTTTAGAGCCATCTTCTAAGCGTTTATCTATACTTTTATATATTGCTGCACATTCTTTTTCATGTGATTCTATAGCATTTAAAGCATCTTTAATTGTTGTCATCTTCTTCAGAATTTTGAATAGCATCTGTTTGTTCATCTACATTTTCTACTACAGTTTCAACTACATTAGAAACTGAATCGCCAACTGTATTAACAACAGACCCAGCATCATCTATTACAGCAGTTGTTATATTACCTGCTGTAGTAACTGTTGAATCTATTACGCTAGTAGTTAAGTCTTTACCGCCTTCTATAACTGCTCCTATACTTGCACATGAAGCTATAAAAACACCTAAGGCTATAATTATTAAATGATGTTTAATTATTCTTGATATCTTCATATTACTTGTCCTTTGCTTTTAAAACATTTAACGCACACCAATCAATTACACGATAAATGTAACTAAACCAATGGTCATCTTTTGGTGTGGGTGTTATTGCTGCTATAACTGAAGCTATAGATATAATTGCAGTAACCCACGCTAATATATTAAGTATCATCATTTTTTGTTTCTCCCTCTTTAGAGTTATTATTTATTTTAGCTGTTTCTTCAGCATACAGATTAGTAAATACAGATAAACCTGCTTTTACTTGGTCTATTTGAAAATTTAAAGTAGCTAATTTTTGGTTTAAATCATCAATTTGAGCTTGACAATATTTCTGTTCATTTGTTAATTCTATTTCTTTTTTTGACATAATTAATCCTATAAATAAGTATTAATTATAATGCAATTTGCTATCAAAGTGAAATCTATTAATTAGCTGCTATATATGCTTTACCTGTAGTAATAGCGTTAGTGCAATCAGTTTTTTTACTACTTGATGAGCCTTTTACATTAGGTGTATCATCATCACTATCAACGGGTGCATATTCTAAAATAGTTTCTAAATGGTCAACATTTCTTTGAATCATTGCATTTATTTCAGCTTGTGTCATGTTTTCAACATTCCAACTTCCATCTTTTACACCATTTATAAGATTCACGCTGTCCATAGCTATATTAAGACATTCTGTTACTGTTTGTGCCATATTATTCTCCTTCGTTTAAT